AGAGGGTGCCGTAGTAGATAAGGTTTTCCCGCTAGATTTTACCTTACCAGTGGTCTAATCCGCCAAAATAATTTCATTATTTACAAATGCGTTCGCACCTTTAAAAACAGCACCATCAACATTATTCTATACAATAACCCAATTGCCTTTAACAGTATTATAATTACTAGAAGTGGCTTGAGCCGTTTCATCTGTGGTACAAATTAATAAATCACCAACTTCTACTGGTATACCATTAATTAAACCTTCAGCTTCTACCTTATATGTATCACCGCAATCCGCGGCTGGAGTATATGTAGTTGTAGGATCGCCGCCACTCAAAGTGCCTTTGAATGTTAGAGCATCCGCGGCCGCGACAACACCGATTGCTGTATCATAAGCAGTTTTTACTGCATTAGCAGTGGCCGCGAGAGAAGTACTATCACTATCTACACCATCGTATAATTTAGTTGCACCATATACACTAGTACTAGCTTTTGTTAATTCCTAAGCAGTACCACTAATGCCAAGCACGCTTAAATTAATTTTAGGAGCATTACTAGAAGTGCCTGCAGTAATAGAAATACTAGGAGATACAGATACATATGCAGGAGCGGTAGAAGATCCCTATCCCATTAGAGCAGTATTTGCGTCACCTTTAGCCATATTAGCTAAATTAAGTATTCCCGTAATGTTTGCGGCATTACCACTATATGCAGTAGCAGATAATGTCCCATCATTTATTGTTAGTATTTTAGTACTTGGATTATATGTTAAAGTGTTGGTTTTTCTAGCACCTTCTGTTAAAGGATTATTATTTGCGCTTTCAGAAAATAATAACTCATAATCGGCATTTGTGGTGGTTGGCGTTTGTTTTACATTTTCATCTACAGCTTCAATTGAGGCTATGTCGCCAACTAACTACCATGCAGATCCATCATATACTAAATTATACGTATGATCTTGATGTAAAAGATTTGCAGTAATATTAGCACCATCATATTTTATATTTTTTGCAGTAGCGCTATTAATACTTAATGTTGCGTTTGCAGCATTGTCTGTGTTAAATTGAAGCTAGACTGCTGCTCCTTCTACAGTTTCAAAACCTGTGATTGATGCGGTATAAGCACTTGAAGTCCCGCTAGTTGTAGCAAACAAAGTCGGCTCAATTAAATAATCAGTGCTTCCTATGTGTACTTTATTTACATAAGGCATTTAATTCAGCCTCCTTTATTATGAATTGCTGCCTGTTACTGTTGGAGTAATAGAAGTACCAACATTTGCAGTTGTGAATTTAATTCCTTCAGCTAATGTTAACACACCAAGGCTTACACTTGCAAGAATACTTGCGCCAGTATCTCCGGTCAATGTGTGAGAGGTATAAGCAGAACCATCAGTAAGTGCATAAGTTGTATCAGTAAATACCGCACCGCTTGGAACAGATTTTCCAATGGTAAAGCCGCTATCTTTAATAACCTTACCACTAGCATCATTAAAAGTAGCAACATGATCTGCAGTAGAGCCAGCAGGACCTGTTACAGCTCCATCAATATTACCTTGAGCAACAGTCCAGTGCGCGGGGTTCATTGCATTTTGACCTGTTGCCGGATCATCAATAGCAATTAATAAGTCACCAACTTCACATTGTAGTGGCGTGCCCGCGGTACCGTAATTACCAGCAGTAACTACTTTATAAGTATCACCAACTTTATAAGTAATAAGTGAACCATCAGGTAATGCGGTTACGGTTGGATTTTGCGCTGCTGCACCAATAGTTCCTTTAAACATCATTGCATCTACTGCGCCAGCAACAACGCTACTAATTTCATTATCAACATATTGTTTAGTAGCAGCAGTTAATGGATTAGAAGTGCTAGTTGGAGAAGCATCTAAAATAAGTGGACCAGTCATAGTTCCACCGCTCTTCTCCAAATATTCACTATGACTATGAGTCGCACCTGCATAAGCAGTAGAATCAGTATAAGCGGCACTCCCTAATCCGGCAACACTTACATTTTGCCCTGCAACTTTAACTTGACCATTGGCATCACCGGTAGCAACAACAATATTATGTACGTGATCTGCACGAGCATACTTATCAGAACTACCTACAGCGGCGGTGTCACTAACAGCGGTAGGTGTGTCTCCGCTACCCGCCTTTAATACAACAACGCCGTCTACACGCCAACGCCAATTAGTACTAACATCAGAATGTTCCCAGTTACCATTATTTAAAACTAAATCATCAAAAGTAAAGCTAATAACATCATTAGCATTACATACGCATGAACCTGCAACATCATAAGCAGAAGTTCCGCCGACCGCGAGTTTTACACCAGAAGAAACGCTATTACCATTTGTAAATTTTACAAATACAGTAACGCCATGAGTAATAGCATCGAAAGATGCTAAAGTTACACTTTTAGTGGCTCCATTCGCGGCAGTATCGCATATACCATACAAAGTTGAACCAATTAACGCACGGTCATTAGTATTGGAGCCTATCTATACTTTACCAATATAAGTACTCATTAATCATTACCCCCTATTAAGACATCTGATACAACAGAAGTATTTTGAGTTAAAAGCTATGGAGCAATTCCATTTTCTAACATTAATATATTATTTACTGCGGTCGCCGTCGCCGCGCGACCAGGACCCCAGTATGTTACTTCACGTATTGTAGTTTTTTGCGCTTCTATCGTGAAGTTATTTAAACGGCTATATCCATTCGCGCCAGTATAGTGATAAATCCTTCCATTAAGCATATCTACGTATAATTTATCAGGAGAGCCGGGCTGTGGAAAAGCATTATAAGTCTAGTATTTTACAATAAATTCAGATTGACCATTTAAAGTTCCGGAATCTATAAAGGGAAGGTCTACAACATTTGTAGCGCCATCTCCTATCTTTAAACGAGAAAAGGCGTGGGTCTCATCAGCTGAATAGATGATGAGTTCCCCACGCAAAGGTATAAAACCGAGGCTACCGTCTTTAGGGCCAGCCTTGTTCCAATTAGCCTCAGTATCACTTTTCAACTGAATTCTCGTTTTTATGGTGTTATTGGAAGTTGCCATAAAAACCCTCCTTGGCATCATTCCAGCCAAGTTAAATTACATCTGTACTGCTCCCGCAGTCAAATGTTATATAAGTGTCAGGAGTTTGTACTAGGTCACTGACATTACCTGAAGCTGCAATTCTTGCAAGCTATAATTTTTTATTTACTACATTTATATCTTCTGTTGTATTATTGCCATTTGGAACTTCCGCGCCTTCAAGAACATTTAGATCGAGCGCGGCGGCATCAATTGTAACATGAACTTCTTTTTCTTCATTAGGAGTAAATTGAGTATCATTGAAGAAGATTTTTTCAATAGTATTTTCCTGTGCATTTGCTTCAACCGAAGCAAGCTTTTCTTTTTCTGCATCTGTAAATTCATTTAGTTCAATATTAACCGATTTGGCTAAATTCTTTACAGTTCTTATATTTAATTCTTCTTCATTGAGGAAGATATGTTCAATGCGGTTTACTTGTGCCTATGGCTCAATTCCCGCAATTTTCTCTTCCTCTTCTGGAGTAAGAGCGCTCACGCGCAAACTTAAAGAATTTTCTTTACCATCAACAGTAGTTGGAATTGCTTCTGTACCATTTACATATATATGTTCAATTATATTTCGTTGTGCATTATCTTCAATTCCAGCTAGTTTATTTTTATCATCGTTAGTATAATCATTAGTAGATAAGCCTTTACCTTCTACTTTATCAACCTTATTGCTTAGATCTGTAACAAGGCCGGCGATTTTAGTTTGATCAATATCTGCATCTGGAGCTATATCTCTATTAGTAATAGAACCTTTAACTGCATAGCTACCTTCGTCACCAAGTAAACGCCAGGATGTTCCTGTCCAAACATATTCTGCTTGATTAAAGATAATAACATCGCCTGCTTCCGCACCTAAGAAATCATAGCCTTGAATTTGTGGATTAACACTAGATCCATTAGTAATCTCTACACTTGCTTCACCAATATAATGCATCGCGCCGGTAATGCCTGCGGTTGCAGTATTGATATAATTGATGATTGCATGGTTTGTTGCAAGATTATTATTATCTAATAGAAAGGTTTCAATTGGACGAGATTGTATTGTTCCACTACCATTACCAACTAATACAGAATCATAATCAAATTGTGATTGTCCAGTACCACCGTGTTCAACATCGACAACGCCACCAATATTGCTTGCGCTAAAGTCACTTCTAACGACACTAATTTTACCATTAGATTGATTTACTGCGGTAACAATTTTTGTTGGATCTGGAATATCAGTATAATTTAACGATGCTAAACGCTCATTAATTTTATCAATTAGATAGCCACCTAAATTCCAATATTCTGCGGCATCGCCCATCCAATTGAGGATCATCGCTAAATCGCTTAAATCAATAAAGTTTAATTCATCAGTTGTCCATTCATTCTCATCTACTGCTTTAGATTGGAGATAATATTTATTAATATTATCTCCCGTACCCTTAACTAAACGATAGAGACGAGCAACGGCGGGAGAACCACCTCCACCACCGCCTCCACCACCTCCAGCATCTTCAATACATTGCTGAATTAGTGTGAGTAAACCTTGAATTTCATTAGCATTATAAGTAGGTTTAGTTTGTTGTTTTGCCCAACTATATACATCTCCGGCAACTGCTTGTACCCAGGGTAATTCTGAAAAGTAATGATAGCCATCACCTATTTTAATACCAACAGCGGGAGGAGTATGATCTGGACGATGATTAGTTCCACCAATAGTATAATCAAAAGATGAAGAAGCAATCGCGGCTTCACCTTGTTTTAGAATGGTTGTACTGGTCATCCAGTTGCTTAAAGTATCATAGCGTAACAATATTCTAGTTTCAATCATATGCTCCGCCATTTAACCCACCTCCTTTAAGCACTGCCGCCATAGATAATAAATGTATCTCCTGTTGGAACGTATAATTTAGTAGTAGCCACTGTGTTAAGTGTCATAAAGCCTTCTTGAGTTACATTAATTTGATCTGCAAGTTGTGATGCACGCACACCACCTAGTCTTGCTTCAGTTGCAACTTCAAGTACAAATGTTCCGCCGCCAGAGCCACCGTCACCAGTGGATCCAACCATATCCCATCTACCATTGATAACCATATATTCTTCATAATGATCACCAGATGATGCAAGCACCATATATAAGGTATCAGGATCTGCATTTTCTGCAGCCGGAAGAAATTGAACAACTTGACGTTTTAAATGATGTGCGTTAATAATTGCTTCAGCAATTGCTTGCTCAAGATAACGTAAATTAACAGGGTCGGTGGGTTCTACCGGATCATCATTAATAACAAGATGAGCGTCCCCACCGGCACCTGCTATAATATTATTAATAGTTTCTGCAAAGCTATCACTAAAAGTGAGAGAGCCATCTGTCATGTATTTAAAATAAGTTGCATTTAACTTATTTAAATAACGTAGCTAGTTCCAAGGAGTAACTCCATCGCCTACTTTAATCAAGAAGGTATCGGTTTCGAGGCCATATTCGCCTTGCGCGAGAACGGGATTTCTTGTAGTCCAGTCAGCGGCCTCGTCATGACGAATCTACAATGTGACCTTAACCGAATTGCTAGCCATTAAGCCTCACCACCTTGTAAGATTGTATTTGTAATAAGCATTGCATTTACGGGAATATAAGATTCATCCCAATAGTATAAAATATTTTCACCTAAATCAAAATATAATTTGTCACGTGCGCCAACTTGTGGGAAGTTATCATATTGTTCAAATAGAATTTCCCACTTATTTCTATAAAGATAAGAACCAAAATATTGATGGAACTCTTCGCGTGTTCCTTCGTATCCTGTTTTTGCCGCGAGTAAGTATATCTAATCGCCTAAGATACTAAGTCCAACAGATTCCCAAGGATATACTACATGGAATTCTGGAGTATCTGGAATAGGAGGAATATTAACCCAGCCCTATTCTTCCTTATTACTATTTAACCAAGGATATACCATTGCCAAACCGGCCGCGCGCGGACGAGGAGGCATAATACGTAGATCATATTCTAATAATAGGTCTCGTGTACGTTCTCTATTACTCTTGTAGTACATCGCGCATCGCCCTCCTTATAATACATGGCGGAAGTTTAAATGCGGCATAGTAAGAGTCAACGCTATCATAATGAATTAAATTATCATTTTCATCATAAATAGGATTACGCTATATTGTAATATCCCAAGTATAACGATGACTATGAAATTCATTTGGTTCTATATTTAATGTGTCTTCCGTTGCGAAACTAAAGGTTAAAGTTTCTGAAGTAGCGTCTATTTTTTTCTCTAATACTGTTTTATGTGTTAAATTATCATAAATAGCTAACACAGCCTTATCCCCTTCAGAAACTGTCCCCTATGTAGGGATAGTGAAAGTTCCTGTGTCGCCTTGTGGGATTATTAATTTACGCCCAACAAGTCTAATCATGTAAATCACCATCCTAGTTTTTTATTATATTTCTCTTCCATTACCTCAGACATATTTATAATGGCGCCGATATCATATCCTAATGTTTCAAGTTTAAGAACTTTCTTTTCTGCATGACAAAGTTCTTTACTTACATCACAGATATAACAGTCTATTTGCATCGCGGCGTCAAGTTCATTTATTTTAGTAAGCTCTTGCCGCATTTCTTCATAAAATTTCTTTGTTGTTCTTTCCCATTCCATCCATTTAGTCATCATTTCTTTAACTGCGTTACGCTTTGTTCCAGTATCAACTTCACGCGTACTATATTTATACCATGAATCTGGTATAACCTCTGGTTGTGGAATACTACCAACATTTAGTAATTTAAAACAATGAGTAGCATAATAATGAGATAAACAACAATAATTCTTTTCTTCTTCAAATTGATGATGCATATGGCACTTAGCAAATCCCCATAAACCCAAGAAATCATAAGCTTTAGCAAATTCGCTATGATACATAACACCTTCAATCATATGAGAAGCAATTTTATTATAAATTTCTTCAATTGTCATAGCAATACCCCCTTAAAAAGAGGCGGGCGTTTGCCCGCCTAATCAATGAATCTTAGTAATAACAACATTAATATGCGCATCACTAATTGCGGTATCACCATTTATAAATTGAAGAGTAGTTGGACTAGTTAGACAATTGCATTGGCAATTGCTTTGTAATACACGAACAAAAGTTTTAAAACCAAATGTACGCGCGTCTGTAATAGCAGCGGGAACAAAGCTAGTAATGGCTTGTGGCTGTGCAACTCCATTTACCACTAATTGAACAGATACTTCTGTCGCGGCATCAGGAGTGGCAAATCCATCCATTTCTACTAAGTAAACGCCCTATTTATTTAATTGAATAGTTGCCGGTGCGCTTAACTACTCTGCGCATCCTTTATCCATTACAACATTATTAAATGGAAATACTGTATTCGCGGCAACTGCTAAATCACTAGAATAAACCTGTAACATATATTATTCCCCCTTATAAAAAAAAGAGGACGTACTAAGTACGTCCTTTATGTCTGGTGTACTTAATACACTCTTATTACATATTACATCCTCCACAGAAGGGAGCGGTGCCAGCATTATAAGTCCAACCATTTGGGTATCTTACTACGCCGGCGAGTTGATTCTGAAGTTCTAGCTGATTAATGCGATTCTGCATAGCTTCAATTCTATTGCCCATAATAGCATCAAGAACTTTCTGAGTCTGTGCAGTTGTATTTGCATTAATTTCAGCAGTTTGCATAGCAGTATTGTAATTTACACCATCAATTGCGCGTTGAATGCTGCAGCAGCACTGATTCTGATTTGCTAAAGTATTTGCCTGTCCTACCGCTAAGGCCGCGACATCGCGCTGAAGTTCAGTGTACTTATCGCCAACATAACCAGTTATATCGTGATATACTTGATTAGTAGTGGCTACTGACTATGCAGTGCCAGCGGTTACCGCCGCTAAAATGTCACGAGTTTGTGCCTGTAGATTCTGATTATCAAATCCACGATTTACATCTGCTTGAATAGCATTTCCATTACCATTATTGTTCCATCCGAATCCACCGCCCATCATAGCGAGAATTGCGAATAGCCAAATCATTCCACCCCAGCCATTGCCGAAGCCATCTCCGTCGCGACTCATTAAAGCGACATCAGATGCAGATAGTCCGTTTTCACCCATATTGATCACCTCATAATAATATTATTAAGAAGAAATAATAACTTATTATTTCTACACTATAAATATTATTTCACCGTGTTGGATTCCTTACACGCTCTTACTTGGGGCGCAGAACGTAATAAGTTTATTTAAATCCTCTCAACATAGATTATGTATGAAGTAATGAATGAAATCATATATATTTTTTTTAATGTATAAAAAAAATAGGTACGATTTGCATCGTACCTACCTTTTGTGAAACCGTTTTCACCCAACCGTTTTCACCTTTATATTAAAGATCCTACACTTGGGAAGTAGGATTACTTGGGGTTTATCTTTGAGAGTTCTTTTTCTTCCCTCTTTCTATATTTATTATACACTAAATTTCAGAAAATGTCAAATATTAAGTTATTAAAGTTAAATATTAAATTATTTAACATAAATCCAAATTCTGCCATTTACTTGAATATCATTTTTTCCATCTTGGCTACCGCCATGCCAAATTTCATAATCTGGAATTTCACTTACCGTTCCAACAATACGTTCTGGATACATCATTATTTCTTCACGAGTCATAATATCAATAGTTCCATTAGGAGCAGAACATACTGCTGCGCCAAGAGGATATTCTTCACGCGCGCGATATGGATAAGCAAGAACACGTCCAGAAACGGCGATTGGAGTCTTAGCATCACTTGTTTCACCCATTAATGCGCCGTAAGTATCAGAAACAAATTTACATCCTGGCATTAGACGTTGAGTGGTTCGTACCATACCTAATACAGTTGATGTTTCTCTAACACAACGTCCAGGTTCAAGTTCATTACTATGACGACATTCTGCATAGTCATTCCAAACTGCATTTTTAACTGAAGTACATACTAACGTACCGGTGCTAGCTGTAATATAACATCCTGCTACATATTTAGGAATACCATCCGCGCCAGTGCCACTGGAAACCCAAATATTATGTCCATTAGCGTCACTAACTGCGCCAAGATTACCATTAATACGAGTCGCCGTTGAAGCATTACCAGATAAACCGCCAGTAAAAGTAGCATTATTATTTGTATCTACTGTAACTATTCCTTTAGCAGAACCAGTCCCATGTGCTAATAAATAAATTCCTCTACTACCAGTAGCAGAAGCTTGAGCATACATGTATATTGCTCCGGCGCCAGAACGAACGCCAACTTGATTTTCACGAGTTGTATTACCTGCAATACCTGCCCATATACTACCATTTACCATTGATATATGAGAAGAAGCATCATAACTATTTTGTCCAGGGAAAAATTCAATACTACCATCAGAACTAATATAAGTTGTTTCAGTTCCACCAGCTGTAAGGCTTAAACTAGAAATTAAAGTATTTGCAGACTCACCACTGCCTAATATAGCTAATCCACCCGCACCAATACTCACACCAGTACCATATTGATCTCCACTATCAATAATACGAATAATGCGTTGATTTGCAGCGGTACCTTTATGATAAATACCATCACCTGCAAAATAAAAATTTCCAGGCACGGTAGTATTACCACTAGCATCTAATAAAGTTACTTCTCTATTAATTGTATTATCAGTTTTATATTGTCTAGCTGCAATAATTTCATTACCATCATCACCAACCGCGATTTCAAGTGTTCCAGAATTACCAGTTGTCTCTAAATGTCTAATCCAACCAGCATCACTATTACTATTACCATTATATGGGTCAGCAAATGCAATACCGTTAGCATAAATTTGAGTACCACGGCGACTTTGATTATATTGCATATTACCAGGCATACCACTTGTAGTTGTTAATCTGTTTGTATCACTGCCTGCTTCAGATCCGCCTTGAATCCATATTCTGCCAATAGTTTCCATAGCACCACTAGTATGTAATTTCCATTTACTAGAATCTTGTGATGCCATATCCTAAACATATACCCAACTTTGATTACCACTATTACCTAAATATAATGCTCCCTATTGAGGATAAATTCGTGTTCCAGAGGGCACCCCAAATTCTTTTGTAGACGGATTAAAATAAAAACTAGACACATAATTAGGAATACCATCGGCGCTCGCGCCAGAAGATACCCAAATATTTCTATTAACGCTTGTTGTTGCATTAGCTAAATTTCCATTTATTCGTGTGGCGGTTGCGGCATTACCTGTACAACTAGCACTACTACCTGTAACAGAAATTCCCCATGATCCTGATGCTCCGTCGCCTGTTTTTGTTACAGTATATGAAGTATAATTACTACTAGTTAAAGATGTTCCAGAAAATTCTGTTATTGTTATTGATGCTGCGGCAGTGACAGAATCAGAAAAAATAGCATTAGTTTCTTGTTTTTCACTAATTGAAACATTTCCCCATATTTCAACATATTGATCTGATACAGTTGCAGATACGGCAGGACAATACACATCTAACCAGAATATTCCGCCACTTACATTTACTAATCTTATCTGACTAATTTGACCAGAAGCTCCGCCTAATTGAGTTATCCAGGCAGCAGTATGACGAGTATTTACCATTACAGTTGCATTACCAGGAGCACCATTATTCCAACCACCATTTGTATTTATAAAAAACCATGCGTAATTGCCACGAGCAGCAACTTTACATACACGTCTCCATCCAGCAGTAAGGGAACTTGCTGTCTTACAAGCTAATACACGTTCATAATAAAAATTACTGCCTATCGTTGCAGCATTACCAGTAACACTAATTCCCCAAGTACCACTTGCTCCACTACCTGTTGTAGAAGGAGCGCTAATAGCGCTTCTAAAATTAGCAGCATCATCAACAGTCCAAGTTAATGCGCCAGTTTTATTCATAACCATTTTGATACCTTTTTGACCCTTCATAGTCCCTTCAGTATCATAATTTCTTACATACCAATAACTACCAATATTACCATCAGCTGAAACTACGCTTTCTAATCTGGTTATAATTCTATTAGCACTATCTGTAAGATTAAAAGTTGTAGGATAGGTAGTCGCACTAATATTATTATTTGTAGTTGCTGCATTAATTGTTGGATGTTTATAAGTAATATCACCAGAAATAGTTCCACCTGTTAAAGCTAAATCTAATGAAGCATGACCAGTTATATTACCTTGCCAAATGCCATTCGCATCTTTTCTCCAAGACCAAACTGTGGTTGAATCAGTATTATCCCATAAGAATAATCCGTCATCACAGTTCATCATAGTAAGTGCATGACTTGCATAACTAGCTACATTTTCATGTTTTGTTGCAGCAGTAGTAACCCCATAGCCCATAAGTTGATGTGAATTAGCTCCACCATCAGCAAAATGACTTGTACTTGTAACTAACTATCCGCTAGTATTTAAATATATAGGCTATAAATTTCCACCGACGCCGGTATTGCTCCCATTACCACCAACTGCAATCCAACCACTAACATTTGGAAATGTAACTGTTCTATTGGTTCCTCCACTAGCGCTTGTAACAACATCGGTATAATTAGTACTACCATATATTGTTACTCCGCCGGCTTTACTACTATTACCAATACATAAATAATCTTTAGTTCCACCTAAATAAGCACGAACTGTTCCTTTATTTAATATATCCTAATGTCCAGCTGTACTTGAACTTGTAAAAGTTAAATAATATGAAGTGCCGGAAGAAGGATCCGCCGCATTAATATATATTTTACCTAATATATTATTGAATGAAGCATCACCCGTATCTAACTAAATCCATGCGGTAGTGCTTCCTTTTCCAACAAATTCAATCTTATCCTCATCACCTTCAGCGGTGGCTCTTGTAGTATCATAATCATAATTATATTTAATACCATAATTGGAGGCACGTCCGGTTTTATGTAAAATCCAGGTATCTGTTGTAACTCCGCTTCCAATCTATAGTAGTGCGGTTGCTGCGGTATTTGCAGCATTATCACCAATAATTCTTTTGGCATAATAGGTAGTTAAATCAAATGCTTCACTCACGAATTAACCCACCTCCAATTACAATTTTGAAAAAAAATAAGGAGCGCGATTACCGCCACTCCTTACTGTTGTAGCACTAAATCGGCGTTGTGCAGCAACTCAGTACCACATTATTATTATATCACATTATTTAATAATTTGTCAAATATTAACTTCAATCCATCCAGCTGGATATGCGGACGGACTCCAAATATTATTAGCAATAACACTTTCATATACTTTACCTTCAAACATTACACGATCACCAATTTGATAGGCATTAGTGCTATCTGGCTGTTCCCACTCTGGAATAACATCTGGATCTGGAATTAATACTTTTGCCCATAAGCTTGGCGCGATGCCTGGTTCCCAACCAAGCTGAGAAGTATGTGCCATTAGACATTTATATAAGATACCTTCATATCTTACTCTATTATCAACCACATACTATTCATTTTCGCACCAATTAGGAAATAGATTAACTGCTTCAAGAGCATCTTCATCTGACAGGGAAATTGCCGCCTTTTCAATATAAGGACGAAGTTTTTGTGCTAATTCTAATAGTGTCATAATCAATCAACTCCTAATAGAATTTTTGCAGCCGCAAGTTCTTCTTCCAAGGAAGCAACTTTTCCCGCCTATAATTGTAAATATTCATCTTTGGAATATTCAGTACATTCATATTCAAAACCGGTTAGTGTACGTCCATCTACTACTTCATTATAAGGAGTGATATTTGACGCAACTAATACAGAATTTGGAGTGAATTCAACGTCGTTGGGACGTACAGAACTACGTATTTTCATTTCTTATCAACTCCCCATATAAGTATTCCATTTTGCAATATTCGCAGTGTATGTACTATTCTTAGTAGGAATATACATTAGTTTTGCACCATAGTTATTACGTGCGCTATTTGATAAGTTGCGGTCAACCGCGTAATAGAATGGCCCGCACTCTTCTTTATAACCCATACTACCGCCTGTAGCTACAACCATTGCACCATTTAAGTTCGGAACGGTCCACATGCCATCACCAACGGGCAATAAACTATTAGCACTTACAGAACATTCGACCGGTAAATATACCCAGTCATATGCGCTATCACCATAACCCATGGCATTGACCCAACCATAAGCAGACGGCACATTAAATCCAATATCATCATAATTATTTCCGGCTGTAGTTGGAGTGTAGTTATAGTCTTTACAAATGTATGGAACGCCGCCACCTTGCGCGCCGTTACCAATAACATTGAAGCCGCCGATCATAGACCAGAAATTGCCCCAAGGATTTTCCATACCACGATAACTAATTGCGCGTAAAGTATCGCTATTCATTGTGCTAATAGTGCCACCAATATCTACTTGAGTTTCAGTAGCGTGACCAGTACCATTACCTAATGCTGCGGTAGAGCCAGTAATGAAGTAGCAGGTATTATTACCAGCATTACTTGGTACATACGTAATACCTTGTTCGATTGCGCTCTGACCATTCATGGTGCCAAATTCAATCATCTCTAACATTTGGTTAGCAGATTCAGCTGCCATATTCATAATATGCCAACCGCTACCACGTGCTCTAGCATAAGATTCAGCCTGAGCAATTGTAATGTTGTTAAGAGGCTTTACACCCGCGATAGAGGTTAACTTACTATCGGCTAATCCGCCATCAAATGCAGGTAGTAGTACATACTCTAAATCTCCTTCAAAAATAGGAGCAAGTTTAAAGCCATTAATTGCAGTTGGAGAGATAAGTAGGGTTTCATGACGAACGGCCTTACCTTTACTTAAATCGTCAGCAGAACGAATAATTCGCTTATAATAGAACTTTGGTTGATAAATCATTACTTGTCCATTAGAACCATCTTCAGTATAATTATTATCACCATAGAAAGCATTAATGGTGCCATCATCGGCCACGTTACAACGGGTACGGCCGCCATACATTCTATAAGCATCAAAGTCAGAACCCATACTTAAATTAGCAGCATCTTGTACACGCTCAAAAGTACGATTTGCATAATCAATATCAAGGCCAAGTGAACCATGAATTGTGTATGCACCAGCACTAATTAAAGCATCAATAACAGATGGCTCAGTAATTTCACTCGCAGTTAAATTACCATTTTCATCTACTACTACAAGATGTCCACTATCACTAGAATCAACGTCAGTATTAGCATTTCCGCCGCTTCCTCCACCAGAGGGAATTGCTGCGATGGCTTCAGTAACATACTGCTGAGTTGCATAGCTACTTAAATCAGAACTATTAGCTTTCGCGCCAAGAGCATCTGTAATAGCTTTCTGAGTCATAGTACCATCTTCATTAGAACCGGTAGCTTTATACATTTTAGTTGCATTTTGAGTTCTTGGAGTATTATCAGGATAGGTAGTAATTACTTGATAAGTATTTACATTTTGTCCTTCTACCAAGTTGGTATCAATCTTTAATTTTGCAATTTCTTCATCTACATCTTCAGTGCTTAATGTATTAATTTGTGCGGCTTGAGCTGTTTCAAGAGCATCCTAAGCTTCTTCTAATAAATCATCTGCTGCATCTTTTGTCGCAGCAATATCTTCTGCCGCAGCGGTAACTGTTGCAATTGCGGCCGCAGCATCTTGTTCTGCTTTTGCGGCTTTAGCTGCTGCTTTATTAGCTTTATTTACATAAATTTCAGTCTGTCCCTACGGAGTTAGTGCTCGCGCGAGCATGATATCAATTATATCCATTCTCACTCACCGCCTTAATCGCCTTGAATACTGTTATTTGGTTCTTCTTCAACCAGCTCTTCTACATTTTCTTCTTCTTCTTCGTCATCATCAGAAGTGGCAGTTAAACTAATCCATTCTTTACTGCTATTGGCGATAAACATTTCAAATGGATCAACTACAACGGCAACAGAACCGAGATTAATATCAGCCTTTCTAATAGCTTCTAAATCTTCTGGCGCATCACAGAAAAAAGTATTTGTGATTTCATTATCCATGGAACCACGCTGTGTTAATTTATATGCCATTTTTATCACCTACTATTATTAATTTGGGATATTCCCTATTTTTAAGGTACGTATATTAAAGAGGAACAATTATATTTGTTTCAAAAGGCATAAAAAAATAAGGGCGCGAGGCGCCCTTAATTAAAATTCTAAGTATTTAGCCATCATGTAACCAGTTTGACCCTAATATTTTACCTTTACCCATTCTGTATCATCTAAAAGTTGTACACGTTCTCCCGTATTAACTCTTGTAATAATATCAGCAGAGGTAGATGGAGCCTTCCGTAATGCTAAACGAGTGCCAATTACTAATGCACTCTTAACATTAGAAGTATCTTCTGCGGGAGTTTTTTCAGCGGGAGTTTGCTCTTTTGCATCATAATTAACGCCCTTGAGTTCACCCCATTCAGCCCACTTCTTATCAGTAATAGGAGTAATGATTACACCCTTCTGAGTACCAGAAGCTTCAATTACATTACCATCACCAACATATAGACCAACATGTGACCTATTGCCGCCGCTCTTTAAGACAAATACTGCGGTACCTGGCTTTAATTCTTTACCATCACTATGTTTACCATTCTTTAATGTACCTTTAGAAGTACAATAAGATTTCCACATTGTATTAGAACCGTGATACATATATCCTCCAAGCTCTTTAAAGGCCCAATAGAATAAGCCAGAGCAATCAGTTACCCATTTTCCAATCCATTTAGAACCATAAGCCGCGGCCATATAGTAATTATCTTCTTTAGCTGCCGCAGAAGTTTTCCAATTGGTGCCATACTTATTTACCATATAATTGACTTTCTAATCTTGCAAAGCTTGAGTCCATTTAGTATGCCAAGCACCTAAAATATATCCCCACTTATTATCATAAGCATATCTGAACTTTGCAATCAAATCAGCCACATTCACCGTCACTGTCGTTGCCATCTCCCTCACCTCCATCTTGTAATTCTTCTTCGGCCTACTCCTCTTGCGTTTCGACCGCTTTGTTAATTATTCCAAACCGCGCAATCATATCTTTAAATCCGCCCTTATCAATCCAACGCAAGATGAACTTATCACTAAAGATATATTTTTCACCTAAGGAGTTGACTAAATAAGTTCCTTCATTTACTAACATAATCCAGTCTAGATTAATTAACGTAGATGCATAGGCATCAGCGGCTTCAGGACGTATCACTCCAGCTATTAACGCTGCGAAACGATATGCAATCCATGAATAACAAATAAAGCGGCTTAACCACTTACTGTATTGTAGTGCTGCCGCGGCCACTCTTGCTGCTGCCATAAGACATCACCTCGTTTAAGTGTAATGTGGTTTCTCTTCTCCAAACCACTTCCATCGTATTAAATCATCTAATATTATACATACGCCGGCGAGAAGAAACCAGGCACATGCAAACGGAACACTGCACTATCCATAAAAGAATGGTAACACATTATAGTGCCATATACCTAAGTTTAACCATTGATTTACAATAAGTCCAGTGATACCTTCTCCAAGTACAGCAATTATCATACCAATTCCGCACTATTGCCAAAAGGGCATCTCCCACGGGAGATATTCATTAATGCCACCAATCAGCGTACCAATTATTCCGGCAAGAACGAACATACTCCAATGTGAGAGATGCCCTTTCCAGATACACTCTATTCCAAAATAGATTGTACCAAATATTACAAATAGTATTAAATTTTTTAAGAATTTCATGCTTCTAATGCTCTTAGAACATCTGATTTATACTCGTCTGGAATTGCAGTACCATAGGTAATCGCGCCAATTTCTTCAATTGTTTCCAGACTATTGATGTATCCTTTTAGTGCATTATGGTATGTAGTATGATAAATTTTAAATGATGTTGCTGTCGCAACAATCTATTGAATTTCCTCGGCAGTATAGAAAATACAAGATTCGCCATCTGCATGATATGGGATTAATTCTTGAGTCTGAGCCATCGCGCTTAAACTTATCAAATTCAATTGATCTTGTGTATCAAGAGAGAAGTGATGAGTTTCGCCGCGAAGCTGAAGATCGAATCCCGCTTCAATAGTTGTACGGCAAGCGGTTGACATTTCTGCAATTTTAGAAGTTCTTACGAATTCTAGTGTAATTTCATCAGTAGGATTAGTAGGTTCTTCAATTGCATTTTCTGGCTCTTCAGTTTCTACCGGTACTGGAGCGGTCTCTACCGCGGGAACAAGAATGTTATATTCTTGTTCCCCGATAGCGATTATGTCCGCGATTTCATATAAATATGAATCAGTTTTAATCGGCTGCATCCATAAAGCATGATATAGACGACTATTACATTCAAGATATTCTGCTAATAATGCCGTTGTACGCTCTAACATATAGTGAGCGGGCTAATAGCAGAAACAATTGTTTGATGTAGCAACACCTATTATTTCTGAATTTACTATGATTTTATAATAAGTCATATTCGCTCACCTCTCTTATAGAGCAATAGAATATACTAAACCATTGTTAGTACGAACATTACCTTGAGCTAAACCGCCAACCTGACTTGCAACAATAAATCTACAAGAGTTATTTGTTGGAGAGATGGATTGTGGTACAGAACGAGTCCACCATCTAATAGATGGAATCCAGCCGCCCTGAGTATTAGCAAGATAAGATTCAGTACTATTGGTATAAGGTGCGCCCTTACCAATTTCATCCGCAGCTACATATACATATGCAACACTACTATTACTTGGAATCAAGATATCACCAGTCTTCAACTCAATAGAGTGTTGTCCTGCCCAAACATAGAAGCTTGAACCAGTAGACGGATAATCTGTATAGATTGTAATACTAGTATTGATAGGATTGTAACGATATGGGAATCTAAGGTTAGTATATTGTGCTTTATTGTAGTTAGCATTTTGTTCAAAGCTACCATTATTATAATGGAGAACTTTCATTTGATTGCTATTATACCAAGCAAATGCCGCAGTAGCTTCAACCGCGTGAGTTGTTAGGTTAGTACCGTCAGCCCCGAGTTCAACGCAAGAAGGCGCGAATACGTAATCTGTAGTATTAGTACTACTAGTACCAATAACGAACTGATTACTTTCGTAATTTGCCTTTCTGTGAGCAATTGTTACAGGAATGATAATACTTTGTAATGCAGTTGGTAGAGCTTGATATAGACGATTGTTATAGAAATCTCTTACTGTGGAAGGATCCCAACCAATGGTGCTTGCTGGCGGTACCATTGTTGCATCTGTAATGGTTCCCATTTCAGAAGCGTTTAATGTATGAAGTACTAAGTTTGCAGTTAAAGTACTATTTAATGCGCTATGTTGTCCATAACCGTTCCAGTCTTGTACTGCAAAGTTAATAGTTTCATGGCACCAGTTAGCTAGTTGCGTGCATTCACCATCACCAAGATCTTCTTCCCAATATTTGACACCATAAAGTGTACCAGTTGCATTAGTCCAAGAAGAGTTGGTTACGTTAAAGCCGCCAAGAACAATCTTAGCATTAGTTACTAAACCAGACCAAGTGATTGCTTTACGGAACTCACCAGGTAAATAGGTGGAATTTAATCCACTAGCAGTAGAGCCGGTATATACATAGAGAGTAGGTTCGCCCGCCCTATGTCTTAGAACTACAATACCACGATTATCAAGAGAAGGTCCAATTACTTGGACATTAGTACTACTTTGAGAATCTGTGCTACCAAAGCTAATCTGTGGTACAGGAGAATCGAGACTTGGATTATAGTATAACTTAAATCCTTGTACGCTATTATTTGTATCATCATAGCAAGATAGTAAGATTGCCTCTGTATGATTACTAGACATCTTTTCAAATCTGTAGTCAATCATTAGAGTGAAGCTCTTGTTCGCGCTGAAAGGCTCATAGGAAGTTACATCTGGAGTGCCAGAATAACGTTTTGGAGAAGAGCGTAAATTAATTGGCGCTTTTACTCCATCGTAACCTAAGGTTACTGGGAACACATCCGCCAGATGTAAGGAGTTACGCGCCGCTGCCATTTCTTTCAATACAAGCAATTTTTCTTCAACGCTGAAAGCATCACTAGAAAGCACGGTATTATAATTTACACTATAGCGTTCAAGCCATGTGGCATAAATATCGTATGTTACACCCGCTTGAGTAGGAGTAATATTGGTTGGTAGTTTTTCCCAACCAGTCATGATGCTATAAGTACAGGTATCGCCGCTAGAAGCAAAGGTATAAGTTGGGAATCCAGCTGCTTGAACTTCTTTAATTGTTGGCGCGGCGAGATCATAGCCACTACCGTAGTTTTGTGGACTTGGAGTAGAAGCTACAACTGCATTATCTCTTAATAGCCAACGTACTGTGTACTGTTGTGGTGTTGCAGAGAATACTGCAATAATTTCCATTGTTCCATTCACTGGAATTGTTGGATTATCACCGTAAGTAGCGGTAATGGAATTTTCATCGGTGGATAATCTCCAGCCGGAATACTTCTTGTAATTGGCCGCGAAGTCTAATTCACCAAAGATATAGCGGTTCTGTACGTCTGCTGCCTTAGTTGGTTCATTGATTAAATTGCTATAATATGGATCAACTAAGTTGCTACCATGATTTGTATATTCTCTGTATAGCTCAGTACCATCTTCATTCTTATAAACAACTAAATGCTGTTGTACAAATTGAGAAGCATGAGATACATCAATTACTAAATCAGGACTCCAAGCATCATTGTATCTATCGTAGTCACCTTCATATACTACGCCTGTTAATGAGACATTACCAGATAGATAAGATTGACTTACTGTACTACCAATCTCATCAATACCCATTAAGGTTACTAATCTATCTAATAGTGCATTACTTGCCAATGTCCAATCAATATTAGTTAAGCGTAATACATTAAGGTTAGTAAGTTCATTGATAAAGGAATAATTATCAAATAAACTGCAATTTTCTAAGCGTAAAGAAGTTACCGCGGTTGGATCGGTTAAATGGAAATTGGCTTTAGTTAAGCTATTTAGGTTACGCATTACTAAGCTAGCAGGCTGATTTACATAAGCCTCGTTTAATAATCCACCGTTTGCAAATACAAATCCTGTAAATCCAGAGCCACTTGCCTTTAAGAACTTAAGTTCTGGACAGTTGCTTAGATCTAAGTTGTAAGTTGCTTGTGGTAAATTCTGTACATATAAGTACTCTAACATCTTATTATTAAAGGTTAGAACACTATTATTATTCATATTTGGATTGTAATATCCTTCAACATCGGAACCAATCTGTAGAGAACGTAGTCTCTTAGCAGCACCGAACTGGCCACTACTTGGATAAATTAGTGATAAGTCACCAATTGCTTGTACCATAGAGCCAGAGTCAATATCAATAACAGAGTTTGCTAGTGACATATATCCCTTAGAAGGATCATTATCCTCATAGAAGTAGAGTGTAACAGGAACACCCTTCGCGCACTTAACAGTCTGATAGTTAGTACCAATCCAAATTGTTAAGTAGCACTTATTGAACATGGTAATTGTAAACTTACTTTCTTGCGCCGGTAAGTTCAAGGTCTGATAATCAATTGCTTCACCACGTAGAGTGATAGATTGGTTATGACTGAAGCTGCCGCGATACTTAGAAGAATCATAGATTTCTTCACAGGTTTCGTAGTGCTTACGTTGATGTGTCTTCTGGCCGCCATCAAGGAAGTTAATCCATGTTGTTTCAACATTATTTTCATAGGTACGTAGGTAATCATACCAGTAGCATTCGTTCCAAATGCGTTCTGGAACCTTACGTTGTTCACCTAATAGATAATTATGATAAGTTACACTATTCCATGCACCGATAGCTTCACGGTTAGTGAACATTGTACGGCAAGCTTCATATAGATTACTTACAAATACAAACCATACGGCATCGTATCCATTAAATACAGGAGTACCATCACGAGTATCGCTTGCTTCATTACCATAATCAAATACGAGTAAGCCATTATTATTGTTACCATCAGCAGTATCGTTATCATAGTTTTTACTTAAGTCCCAAATCCAATAGCCAGATTCATCGTTTGGTCCACCAACTTCTTTTACAGAAGACCAGAAAGTATTCTTTGCTACATTATCTACCATCGTATGACGCTCAATGAAGCAGAAGTGGTATACAACAGAGTCCATAGCCATATAATCTTCGCATTCAGATAGCATCTTTGCCATACGATATTCAAATGTATCGTGATCATAAGTGCCGGCATACTAAGATACCGTAGAACCACGAAGAACTTGTTCAAAGTGACGTCCTTCAGTTTCAGTAATAGTACGATTATGGCCGCGGAATGTATATGGAGCAAATGTAACAGGTTGTGCTAACGCCGCATTAGTTGCTGCGCCAGGATTGCTTGCAACCATCCAGTTAACGAATCTTGCCCAACCGGTTTTAATATCATTTGGTACTTGAGTAGGTTTAATATCTGGATAACGCATTTCATAGTTTTGAGTATTATCATTGGTATCGGTCCATGAGCTATCGAAGGACTTCATCTTCTGAGCATCAGAAGTGTTTTCCTTGATTTCAATACAGCATTCATTTTCAGAATGGAAGATATGAGTATTCTTCTTGGAAGTTCCCATATTAGCAATGGAGTACATATAGTACTTTTCAGAATTAAAGCTTGCGCCTTTCTCTGTGAATAATTCAATACCATCAGAAGGTTCATTTTCGTGACGGTCTTTAATGAACTGAACACCCATTGCAAATTCCATACAGTCACGAGCAGATAAGCTCGGGAATGGCTGATAACGCTGATACCATTCAGCATTACACATGTTATTAACTTGTTCACAAGAAGCAAAGTTAACTTTCGTATTAGAATATTCAATTGGTACGGAGTTATCATTAATTTTGAAGCCCTTTACCTCTAAGTTATCATCCAATAGGTTATTGCCATAACCATCAACTAGAGTCGCGTTAGGAGCTTTGCTCTTTCTAAAGTCAATATCAGTGTTAGCTGCACCATATCTGTAGTTAACAGAAGAAGTACCTTGAATCTTTAGCTTTGCGTTTGTACCAGTTAACTGGTAATATTGATCGCCGCCTTCCCAAATTTGCTGGAAGTTATAAACATCAATACTATCGTCTTTTGCCTTAGTCATTCTGGAAATATCATATAACCAGACGCGGCAATCTGGATTCTTTTGTGCCACTTTTTCATAATCAATATCTTCATCAGCGTCAAGAATATCATTACGATTGTAGCGCTGAATCATTTCAACTGCATTTGGGGCATCGGCAATAAAGTTAGAAATATGATCACTTCTGCTTAGTACAGTTGGATAATATTTTACTAAGTATACACAAACATCGCAATCAGTAGAACCAATTACAAAGCTTGCTGGGGTATTTTGTACGAAGTTGCCGCCATATGCACGCGCAGTAGCGATAACACCATCAACCCAAGCCATCATGTATTGGTTTGGAGCGTCCGTACCATTTGGTAATAAGGACTTGTAAACTTCAAATTCAAGTTCAGTATATTCTTCTTCACCATACTGAGTATTAATTGAAGTTGTAGTAGACTTGAATGTTGCACCATGAGCATTTAATTGAATACCAATATCATCAATAACATTGGTTGCAACGGTTGCATCGTAATCACGGCAATTATCAATCTTAAAGATAATCTTAAAGTTTGCACCGTTAGTACGAGGATCGGTAGCGAACATCTTATATGGAATAGTCATTGTGGTACCAGACTTAATACGAATATATTGACGGAGTTGATCGTTCTCATCATATTCAGTCTTAATACCACCGTTAACCCAGTCAAAATTATTTGAGAATTGTAACTTTGTATTGGTTGGGTTACTAGTATCATAATACCAATTCTTTAAAGCATTATTACTTGCGAGTTCACTTGCTTTTAGTTTGAAAGCATAACCACCAATTTCAGCATTATTAATATTAATATTATTAACTGTAAGGTTCAATGTCTTGGTAACAGAACCAGTTGTAATAGTAAGTACTTTCGCGCCGCTAGTGAATGGAGTATAATGCCAAGTTTGAGTAGTTCTTCCGACTTCACGAGTATCTACTACTGTACCATCAACTGCTAGTGATACACTAGAAGTATTAGCATTAGGAGTATATACTACGAATGGAATAGATACAGTATTATACTGATCTACCGTAGAAGATGGAAGAGTTGCCGCGATAATAGGGGTTGTGCTACCTGGTTCTACAACAAGGAAATCATGGAATAAATGATCTGTTGTTTCTGCCTCTCCATTAATTGTCGCGGTCATCCACATTTCAGCGGTATATGTTCCATGACTAAAATTATTAGTTAAAGTTACGGTTACAGGAATACCACTGGTGGTTACTGTTTGAGTTTGTTCAACATTACCTACTCTTAAATGTAATGTCTTAGTAATATCAATACCGTATGGGATACAAGAGAAATTGATGGTCGCGCCATCATTAATAGTACTCTCATCATATTCCCACGCTAATGAGAAATTAATAACAGTTACAGACCAAGTTTTAGTACGACTAATGATTTGATCGTCAACAGTTGTATTAACTGTTAATGTAATATTATTATCGCCATTACGTAAATATTGAGTAATGTCGAATGTATTATAATCGTTATCATCAGTTGGATCATTTACATATACAGTAGAAGTAGCTACTTGCGCACGGTTTACTGTCCATGTCGCAGAACTGGTAGTTGCTAAAGCGTCACCAGAAGCGTCAGTAGCATAAAACTTGAAGCTAATTTCGCAAGTTTCACCAGCAATCGTGGTTAAGTTACCATTGGTAACACGAGTAATAGTTGCGTTCGCGCCAGAACCGCTTCCGCCGCCACCGCCTCCGGTAATAGTTACATCTTCTACTTCACCATCAATATTGGTCCAAATTAATTTGGTTCCTTCTTCAGTGGTTTCATATGCAATAGACTTAATTGCCATAAAGTCAGCAAGTAAGTTAGTATTACTATTTAATTCTTTAATAATAGGTCTACTCTTAGTTGGAGGATTCTCACCTTCTCCCACAGTGCTAGTATCAACAGAAACGCTATTAACTAGATGATTAGGGAGAATCATTACCCATGCATTATTCTGCCAACGATAATGGATATAATTAGAACCGCTACCAATGAAATAATCAACGGTATCAGATGGCTCAGATACATCAGTTACTGCTGCGTAGAACTCAGCAGAAGAAGTGCCTTCTCCACCACTGCCGCCGCTAATAAGTTCCCAATCATTGTTGATATATTTCCAATAGTAGTATTGACCATCTTGTGCTAACAAGTAATCAACATCTGCTGATGGAGAACTAATTACTGGCTTACCGCTAGCATTATAGGTAACATTATCCATTACTACCGTAGCTGAAACCGGATTATTTTCTAAGCTAGTAACACGATCGCCTAATGCAGATACCGCGCTTGCCGCGCCATCAGCAATAGTTTTAGTCGCTGCTAATCCAGTTGTAGCATTATTGACAGTGCTTTCTAATGCATCAATATCATTTTCAGCAGTTGTTACACGTCCAGCTAGTGTTGCAACGCTACCAGTAGTAGCATTATCAATAGCTTCGATACGACTTAAAGCAGTATCAATACGGCTATTAGCAGAAGTCATATCAACTTCAGCCTCTAACGCGCTTACTCGATCCTTTAAACCAGTAGTGGTTGTATTTAAATCGCTTTCAATAGTGTCTAAGCGGCCATCTAATGCAGTATCAGCAGCCTGATAAGCAGTATCTAAATTATCTATCGTATCTTTTAATAATTTACCTTGAGTAGCATCTAATACTTTTCCGGTTGTAGTTGTAGTTAAGTTATTAGCAATGTCTGTTACATTGATCTTATTGTTAGCTAAACCATTAACGTTACCTTCAATAGTATCAATACGAGTACTCATATCAGTTGCGCCAACTAGCTCACTTTCAATAGCTTCAAAACGTGCGTCAATAGAGCCATAGGACTTATTAACACCATTACTTGCTAAAGCCGCAGAAGAATGTGCTGCACTGATTTCATCTTCAATTGTAGTAAAACGATTATCAAGTGTGCCATGTACATTATTCGCGCCATGAGCAGCCGCTAACTCAGAAATAACATCTGGCAAGGTTCTACTTGGGACAGTATTACCATCAATGTCATTTAAACGTTGTGCTAATGAACCATGCCCTGCACCAACACCATTAAGTGTGGTATCAAGGGTGTTCATTGCACCCGCGAGACTACTTACATTTCCCTCAACATCTTGGAAACGTTGTACCAATGAGTCACTACCATTACGCATTGCACCAGTGATCTGTGTGGTGTTTGCGGTTCTTAAGCCTTTTTCTGTATTAGCTTGTGTTTCTATGTTATAGAAACGGCTATCAAGGTTGGCATAAGATTCATCACGACCAGCAATATCGGTGGTTGCTCTCTGGATTTGAGTCCAAGCTTTAACACCAGGACTGTCATCACCAGATGCCTGCGATACTTGGGTAGCTAAGTCAATAACCTAACGTCTTAAACCCTCACTATCATTTTGACCAACAATAGATTGTAATGTAGATACATTACCTTCTACTGAGGTAAAACGGCTATCGGTTGGTTTAAGCGCACCATCTGCGGTGGACTACGCTGCGGCAATGCCGTCTTCGATTTTCATCATACGTGCTTGGGTAATTGGATCCCCAGTTTGCCACTAAGTTTGCGTATACGCCATAACCATTCCCTCCTTTTTCTCATTTATTAAGAAGCATAAACTTCTTTCTAACATTTTAGTATAAGCGAAGAAGAACAATAATAGTTTTAGTTTTTTAAGTAATAAAAAAAATGCGATCTTTCGATCGCAATTATTTGAATTTTTCTTCGACATATCCATCTTCAGTAGTATAGAAAATTTTTTTAACACCAATTTCTTTTAGCATCGCCATGCAGGACGGACACGGGCGCGACGGAGCGAGTCTTCCATCTTTATATTCTCTATACAGATAAATATGTACTTTATCCCAAGCAATACTATCCCCAAACTTCCATCTCAACTTTTGTACAAGCGCCATTTCGGCATGAACCTTGTCCAAAGTATCTGATTCACGAAAACGATATACATTATACTTTGCTTGAAGCGGCGAAGTTTTGTTAGAATTGAAAGCAGTAGCCACAATAGAACCTTTATAGATAGCAACGGCTCCGATTGCCGGAGCAAAGTTATGAGATCCCGTATAAGTCGCCTGTAAAGAAGCTTCCCGCGCAAATCTAAAATAACGTTTATTCACTATCTATTCTCCTTGTTACATTAATAAAATAATTCTGTGGTATAAAGTGCTTCCTTGATATTTTCAATAGAACTTTCTTCCTGTTTAGGAATCCTAGCTACTTGAAAAGAGGGAATATACCCATTATCATCAACTGAAGTCTCATCAGCATAGATAAAAAGATATTCTTTTCCATTCCAAACTGTATCATTAAAAGTGCGATAATTATATTTAGGCGCCATAGATTTTGCTATATCTATAATTTTTTCCGCAGCCTCTTGAATATCATTTGCTTCTACAAGAACCTGAAGAGCACGATGATCTGGCTCCTTATGCTCAATTGTTACATTAATCAGCATCTTTAATTCCTCTATTATCTACGATTCTCTTCAACCGCATCAATTTCGCGCCACAGATGATACAAAGCATAAGAAATCGGACGAATTGGATATTTATCTTCTTGTGCTTCTGCAACACGCTCACGCAGTTCTTTAATTACATCCTCCAAATCAATTGGATGACGTTCTACTCTTTCATATTCTTTCATATTTCTTCTCCTTCCTTTATAGGCGCCGGGTCTCCATACGCTTCAATATAAGATGGACATTTATGAAAAATCGGAATTTCATAATCCAATTCCCATTTCGTTCTAGTAATTAAACCTGCTTTATCACTAAATACTACTGTTGGACGTTTTCTAGCACATACGCCGCGCTTATACCATGTTGGATAATCATTAAAATTAATACCATGTTCTTGGAAAAGCATTTCTTGAATATCATTGCAAGACTTACAATTTAGCTGCTTGTGCGAGAAATAGGTCTGGCCAGCAGATTCAATAGCATTACGTGTACAGTCTTGCTGCCGCCACTCAAATACATTCAACACTTCTTCTTTAGGAAGCAAGAACGCCCGTGCATCAAAACAAGCAACTCTAGTTTTATATGCCTGATACAAAGGTTCAATGTCCCAAGTAAGTGTTGAACCTTCTTCTATAATTTCGCGCACATTCTTATTAAAGTAATATGTAGCCATTGAAGCTGCAACACTTACAATCTTTTGAATATTTTTACCAAACCATGGCTGTGTATCTAAGGTATCATCATCCATCAGAAGCAAAGTGATCTCATCGGACTGAGTATAACCTAACTTACAACCCATAATATTTTCACATAAGTTAAGCATTGTACGCTCCATTGCACGACGGAATGGACCGTAGAAAGGACGCTCAAACCCCTTAGTATAGGAGTGGAAGTGTACACCGTCCAACCTAATAATTAAAGGCTGCCGGCGCATAAGATAGCGCCGCTCGACATTCTCATACTCTTTCATTCTATCGCCAAGACTATCATTCAACATTTTAATATCCTCCACATTTCTATTTCTAATAAAATTATACCATAATTTTAGAATATGTCAAATACTTAAATTTTGAGGTGGTAGATGATGAAAATTAAAGTGCAAATTACAACTAATGAAAATATGAAATACTATAATTGTGCTAAAGACACAATTAAGGAAATTGATTTTGAAGAATATGTAGGCATTGTTACCGCGTCTGAAATGGGTAACGCTCACGAAGAAGCTTTGAAAGCATAGGCTATCGCCGCAAGAACATATGCTTGTGCGCAAGGAGTGCTTAATGGTAAAGTAATTAGCGATTCTGCTTCTAAAGCATAGGCTTTTCGCGCACCACGTATTTCCTATAAGAATGGATAGGCCGCCGCAAAAGCTACTGCCGGTATGGTATTAATGTATGGCGGGCGCTATGCTTCTACTTATTATTGTCATTCCAATGGCGGGCGCACTTATTCAAGTGAAGAAGTATGGGGTGGTAAACGCCCTTATCTAATCGCGCGCAAAGATGAATGGACACTTCAAGAAAAGAAAGGCCATGGAGTTGGATTATCTTAGGTCGGCGCGAGTACTGCTGCCGGAAGAGGTGTCAAGTATCGGGAAATACTTAGTTTCTACTATCCCTATACCACATTAAAACAAATTGAAATCAAATAGGAAGATTACAGAGAGGTTGCTGAGGCAGCAAAGAAAGCCGTTACATCCGCTCTTGAAAAAATAAAAGAGGTGCTATAAGCACCTCTTATTTTTTTACCTTACTGAGGAAGTTCCATGTTAATCTGCTCTTCTAGCGCAACACGATTAGCTTCAAGCTTCTCGCCGAAATCATTAAATGCAGTCATTGCCTGATTAATACGCCGATCGAGAGTATGAATAAACATATTAGCACGCTTGAAGAAACTCCGATAGCACTTACCCTTTGCACGAGAGAATGCAAGTTTGCGGCCTAGTTCCTCATTCCATTTATCTTCGGGCGCGCAAACTGCCTTACCAATAAAGCGTTTCGGCATCCGTAGCTTATTACGCAGACTTGACCACAGTAATGTATTACTTAGACTAACATCAGAAAATTCAAAGTTTTCTTCAATGAAATTTAGGAGCATATATTCTGTGTCTTCAATAACACAAACTACCGTTCGCTTTTCCTCATCTACATAAAATTCACAATCACTCATCTTAATACCGTTCATATTCTTTCTCCTTTTTCTTATCATATCTATAATTATCAATTAGGCACCAAATACCTAATATTAATCCAAGTATAATTCCAGCGGCGAATGGAATCCAAAGTGGCGCAAGCAGCCATAACCAAGATATAGTTATTACACCACAAATTTTGAGTACAATAACTGCAATTACGGCTATACCAAATCCTATTTCTACTATTCTATCAATTACTTTTTCTTCATTCATCGACCTAACCACCCATCATTATAGCCATCATCATAACCTTTTTCATATCCCTTTTGATATTCATACTCATTGCAATCATCATATCCAGCATTATAGCCTTCCTTATAGCCATTATCAAAAGCAGTAATAACTCGTTCTTGAAGTTCTACAACTCGTTTACGCAAAGTTTCAATTTCTCGTCCTTGCTCTTCAATAAATTCAATAGCAGCATTTCTTTTTTCCATATATCTCACCTTCTACTACAAGTATACAATAAATTATACAAAAAGTCAAATCTTAAACCAGCGCATCTTACCGCAGTACTGGCATCGGCGCAATACTTGTAGCTTTCCTCTATGTAAAGTTATCCAATGATGGCGGCATCGCCGCTTAAATAAACACATGATTATACCTCTTTAAAGTACTTCTCAAAAGCACCGCGACCCCAAATAAAGACTTCTTCGTTATCGTACTTTACAATATAGTCACCAACTTCAGCATATTCCTTGCCATAGGCATCACGAATATATACATCAATTGAGGAATTATAAACACTCTGACAAAATGACACTCGTTCCTGCCCAATAAAATCTACAATTTCATCTTCATTGTTACTAACCCACTGCACCGCATTAACGGGTTCGGGGACCTTAATAAAACGTCTAATCATCTGTTTTCCTTCCTTGTATCTACAACTGTACAGGTCATACGTACTTGACGCAAGCCTGTAAAATCAGGCTTGCTCATGGTAATATCTACTAAGCCATCTTTTATCATTTTTTCACCAAGCATTGGTGCGAGTTCATTCTTTTTAATATATTCCATATTATCATCATACCACGCTGCATCAACAACAGTATCTATCGCAAAAGTAATCGCGGGCGCATCTGTCTGTATCATATTAAGATTTATATATTTTGGATACTCATATGCACCCAATTTTTTAATCAACCATCGTCTTATTTTCTTCCACATATTACCCCTCATATGGGAAATAGTCAAGCGGTTCAAGCTTGAACTTATTCTTTTCGTGCATATTGTCAATCTTTTTCTTTACTACGAGGTCATCAATCTCGCCAGTTCTAATATACTTATTCAAAGTAGCATAGGTAAAACCAAGTTTATCTTCATCAGTCTGGCCGCAGAGTCCATCACTCGGAGTCTTATGAGTAAGATCATACGGCAGGCCGCAGGCATCGCCGATAGCCACAACTTCTTCAGAGGTGAGCTTAGCCAAAGGACTAAAGTCACCAGCACTATCGCCATGCCAAGTACTATATCCAACCCAGTCTTCACTAAGATTGCATGTATTCACTACAAAGCTATGTCCAAGCGTCTGTGCAACCATATAGAGCATTGTCATGCGGATTCGTGCGGGCATGTTAATTTTTGCATCCTTGCTCGCCGCCTGATCCATACCAATTACACATTCAAGTCTACACGCATTGGTGATGGATTGGATGTTAAAAGGAATATGATGGATTCCAAGATGGTTGATAAGGCGATAACTATCCTTAAGATCTGCCTGTGCGCCATCTGGCATAGTTACACCATATACACGATCTTTACCCAAGGCTTCTACACAAAGCGCTGCTACTACACTACTATCCTTGCCGCCACTAATACCAATAACGGCTTTAGTATTCGCGCCAAAACCGTTCATCTTATTACGAATCCATTCAACAAGCTGATTCTTAACGGCTACGGCATTAAAGCCTTCACCGCGATACAGCTTATGTTCTCTAATATATTCAATTACTTCCCAGGGCAGTTCTTTTTCTAGTTTCATATTTCCACTCTTAATCTTATTGCGGATTTCAGTAGAAGATGTATCCCCTACTTCATATGCCCAGTCAAAAGTATCTCTATGACCATAGAGTTCTTCAACATTTTCTTTATTTTCACGAGCAACCACAAAAATGCCTACAGTATCGAGAATATAGGTATAATCATGCCATTCTCCAAGCTGCTTATAAGCATCTTCGCCAAGAATAAGAAAATATTCATTTACCTTATCAATATTCTTGATTACCCGAATAGTTTCAGATGTATATGTGGGCTTGCCAGGAAGCTCCAACTGAGCTAAAGCCGCCCAGTTATAAGGCTTAATGGCAATTTCAACCATATTACATCTGTCTTCATAAGATGCTACTTCATTCGGGTCTTTCATATAAGGTTCGCCCGCAGGAATAAACCACACTTCATCCAGATGCAGTTCACATTTTGCCGCGATAGCAACATCAAGATGTCCTCTATGAATAGGATTAAATGTACCACCATACAAACCAATTCTTTTCATTAAATTTCCCTCTCTCTATCAAGTCGGAACTGAATAGCTTCACGCAGATACTTAGCATATCCAGGGTCAGGGCACATAGTCTTTCCGGCGGCGTCACTAATCTTAGCGACCGGGCGCCCATTCACATACTGCAACTTAATTACGATGTTAAGTGCATCAACATCGGTGTTGTTAGTGCAGTAGGTACCGATACCGAAAGATACATTGATACGATCTTTAAAGTAATCGTAAAGCGCCTGAGCCTTCTCAAAATTCAAGCTATCGCTGAACAGAAGCGTCTTAGTCTTAGGATCAATACCAAACTTCTTGTAATGAGCAATAATCTTTTCACCCCACTCATAGGGGTCACCGCTGTCATGGCGCACACCAGTGAAGTTGTTAGCCATGCTGCGATCAAAGTCCAGAAGGAACAAGTCGGTGGTCAGAGTATCAGACAGGGCGGTACCATTATCGCCGCGATACTCCTCATACCAGTCCTTCATGGCATAATAGTTGCCATAGGCAACCGGAATTTTATTAATGCCCTGGTACATTTCTACGTACTCATGTGCGTAGGTACCAACAGGGAGCAGATCATATTTCATGGCAAGATATACGTTAGAAGTACCAACCATATTGGGAACTTCCCGCTTCATGGTACGGACAACCTCTTCCTGCCACTCGCGGCTAAGCCGACGGCGGCAACCAAACTCCGCAAAACGGAAGGTATACTTACCGTTCTTGAAGCCTTCAATCTCTTCGTGCAGGCGCCGACGAGCCTGCTCCTTCAGCTCTTCATAGTTATACTGGAAGGCAAAGTAAACTTCATTTACAATTTCCAGCAGATAGATTTCAAAGGGCATGCAAGAGAAGATAGGGCCTTCAATTACAATGCTCAAAATACCATCATCATTGCGCCAGATCTTCACATAGTCGCGGAGCGGCCGCCACAGGCGCAGGAACTCTACGTAGTCATCCTTAATGAAGCGGATGGAGCGCAGATAATCCAGTTCGTCCTTTTTGAAGGTTAGGGTACACAGATGATCTACCTGTTCCTTAATTTCTTCAACCATTTCTTCCGTAAACTGTACACCACGATTACGGCACTTAAAGAGATAAGTGCCGTTGAGGTTGGTATGTTTATGGAAGATAACCTGATTCATATTGAATTTGTAAAGGTCGGTGTCCAGAAGGCTCTGAATAATAGGCTTAAGCTTCATTTTCATTCTCCCTCTCAATCAATTCATCATAGGTAAGTACAATAGCCTGACAGCTCTTCATTACTTTAAGTGCAGCCTCATGCAGTTCCGGAGTTACGCCCGCGCAAGCATCGCTGATAATTATAATCGGAATCTCAGGGAAGAGCGCCTTTAGAATCTGGAAGTTTGCAATTACGCAAATATCAGTACAGAAACCGATAATCCAGATTTCATCATATTTACAGTTGCCTTCGTCATCATACAGAATACCGTTCAGCCATTCCAGCGAGCCGAAGGCGTTTTTACAGATGCAAAATTCCATCTGCGGATCACCTTCAACCATCAGTTCTTTACAGAGCATCCAGCCCTTGGTACGATATACTGTATGCAGTACAGGAAGAAATTTACCCTCCTGTGTATCCATGTAAGTTTCATATTCATGCGTGTCCATTGTCGCACCACGATCATAGCCTTTTTCAATGGCATATACATTTACTTTACGGATAGTCGGAAGTGCGGCGGCAGCCTCAGGAGTTCCCAGAGCTCCAGTTGCAAAGTCATTCTGAACATCAATGTTGAGTAAGAGCACGCGTTTTTCCTTATCCATAAAATCAACTCCTTTTCTTTTTCTATAAAAATTATAATATAATTTTTAAAATTTGTCAAATAAAAAAAATAAGGCGGCATTTTTTAATGCCGCCTGAATAATTAATTTAATGTGTCCAATATTTTATAGATATAGTATCTGCATTACTCATGATACCATTGTATCCTTTTAATGTTTTAAGTTCTTGTGGACTTAACTAATAATATATTGGATCTTTTAATTTATATATAATAAATGGACGATTATTTTGAACCTATGTATTATATTCTTCAGCAGTTAAGCTAGAATAATCTTCATCTAAGAAACGAATAATTCCGTTTGCATAAAATGCAATTCCAGCATCAGTCTATGTATCAGTTACATTAGAAGTAAGAGGTAATCTATCACAAACTAAATCCGCGTTTAAACTATCAATATTACCCTTAGCTAAATCTGTTGCAGTGGTATAGAAATAATTATACTATTTACCACTTGCCCATAAATAAGCATACTGGTGTGTTACTTTTAGTTCACCTGTCTTTAAATTAAGTTCTCCGCCATACACCATATTTGACCAAGGTTCGTATTTAGCATAATAACTTTCTGCAATCATAAAATGAGCATTTGCTATTGAGTCCCAAGTAAGACCAGAACTATTACTCTATATTACAATAGCCGGTGCTTCAGACTATTCTTGTGTAAGAGTAAAGTTGGTAGCGCTCCCTCCATTTTCTCCAAAAGCCCAACTAGTTATTGCGTCTCCAACAATACCCGATCCATTAGTAAAAGTTGGAGAGAAACAAATACGACCACCCTACTAATCATTTCCGCCAAAGGAATTCTGACAGCTAATCCTATAAGTTCCTGGAGCCATTCCAAGCATTGGATTTGGAAAATATCGATACCATCCAGATTCTACCATATCTCCCTCTTTAATATTCCAAATATTATTACTTGTTCTAGGAAAAATAATTTGTTTGGATTGTTCGGTATAAGGCTCAAATGCGGTCGCAGTTGTACCTAATTCAACCTAGGGTCGCGCTATACCAGAAACTGGTTTATTATTACCATAACGTTTAATACATATACGTAAAAAAGTAGCATCTGGATATTGACTTAAATCAATTGTTTTATTATTATTTGTACTCATACTTACACTTGCAACTCTAGTTCGTGTATTATCATATAATAAGGTCTCTTCCCATACAATATTAGTAGTATCTGCTAATCCAGAAATTGTAATATATCCCATATCAGGATTAATTGGAACTGTTCCTACAATAAAACTGCAATAATCAGTAGGAGTTCCACTACAAGTAATAGTTCCATCTCCGTTATTTGTAAATAATATTCCATAAGTAGTTTGTGTTGTAGGAGTATCACAATATAATAAATTTTTACCAATCTGTGCCTAAAATGGTTCATATGTTTGATCTTCTTCATCTATCGCGGTAATCATAAATTTTGAAAGTGTACATGACATACCACATATATATATTTCAAACATATTACGAGTAGGATATAAATAGTATGGATAATGATTATAGGTAAATATAACTCTATTACCAACTACTGTTGGCGTGCCCTAAGTCCATCCACGAGCATTAGAAATTTTTATATCACCTAAAGATGCATTTAAAGGATTATTTGTAATATTTGAAACTTCAAAAGAAAGTTTATATTCTTTATCTACATCCATAGTAAAAAGGTGAAAGCGCACACCTATGTATCCATTGTGATAATCATAAAGATTGGTATATGAAGAAGAATAATTAGCCTATGTTATAGTTACTGAATCTCCATATATTTGATTTATTGTTGTGCCAACAGAATTAGTAAATGTAAATGCGCTGGTATTAACTAAACTATCAGTCTTCATTTCATTTACTGAAGTAGAATATCCAACTACTCGGCAAAGATTTTTTCCTGTTTGTTGTATGCGTAATTCAGGCATATCCTTCATTACTATTTGATGTACATTTGCAGATAAATAATTCATTGCCTGTGGTTTCCATGTAGCTATACATTCTTTAACTGGAAATGTAAGATTAGATTTAAAATGAGGAACATCTGTTTCTACAGATTCAAGATGGGGTTGCATAGTACGTTTTCGCGCCTCAATCATATCCATGTTATCTACCACTTCATATGTTACTTCTACTATATCATTTGCATTTGTCCAATATTTTGAATTACCAATTAAAGTTCGTAATTGCTAAGAAGCAATATTATAAGTAATTGGATTAGCTAATTTATAAGTAAATTCAACTGTTTCATTAGCTTCAAGTGTCTGATATACTGCCTCAGAAATACGAGCAATGGCAACATTGGGAGTAGCTTCTTGTGTATATACAACTCCCATATAATTTCCATATGTTTCTGCGCTTTCAGAATATGGATTAGCAATTACTGCTTTATTACACATCTATTGTTGTCGTGCAGTGTTCCAATTAACACCGCTTGCAGTTGGAGCATATAGCCCACTAGTGACTCGATATCCAATTCCATAATTTGATAAAGCTCCAAACTATTCTTTTGTCGGCGTAATTTTCACATATTCAGCCGTAATAGTACCATTAGCAGGATCAACATAACCACCATATATAGTTGAAGCAGTTTCTGAATATGGCTCAAACGTAGTAGCAGATTCACCTCGTTCAAGCTAAATTTGAAAAGTTCTATTAGAAGATGTATTTTTCAATATACCAATTTGTAGATATACCCATACATCAAAATCAAAAGTATATTTGATTCCATTTCCTGTATCAGTAGGTAATGATAAAACTGTTCCATCTTCTTTTATTGCAACAAGATATACATATTCATCCTTACTTATACCGCCAGAAAGAAAATATGTTCCGGCAGAAAGATGGGTATAATATGTTTTTGATGCTTTATTTTCTTTTGAAGTTAATCCTGGAGTAAGCCATGTCTATGCAGTAGAAGTTCCACTTGTAGTAATTGTCCAATCTGAATTTACTGTAAAAGTAATACCATTTGAAGTTCTTGATGGATATTTAGTATGTATGAGGTTTTTACCAGTAGTGGTAAAAGTTATTGGAATAGTATTTCTTTCTTTATATTCTTGATATCCTGTATATTTATCTCCATATTCAAGTACAGGATTGGAAGCAACAACTTCTTCTATTGATAGCGTTATATTATAATTATACCACATTATGCGAAGATAATAACTATCATTTGGTACCGTAAAAGTATTAGATAAATTTGTATTATACCATGTAATATTATAATCAGACTAATGATCTCCATTCTTGTCATAAAATCTTACATAGCGACCACTTGTTACAAGACTAGTTAATGTCATTGTCGCGCCAGGACATACTGAAATCATATCATTCATACGTACATTGGCGGTTGTTGTTGCATTATAGAAATCTTTTTGAACTAGATCATCAAAGTTTATAAGATTCTTTCCTTCTTGATAAATATTTAATTCTGTTTTTCCATTAATCGCGCGAATATTGGAAGGAGAAGGATCTCCTTCTCCTTCCTATGTCGGCTTAAAATATGCTTTTAAATGATGAATTGGAGCGGTGTGTGGACTATTAACACTAGCTATAGTTCCACTTGTTATGAATTCACGATCGGAACTGGCCATGTAGCTACACCTCCAAATCCATCTGTAATTACAATTTCATATACTGTATCTGTTTCTAAACTCGTGCTATCAAACCATTCTGGGAAAGTAATCCCTGTTGCAGTTAATGTTGTCGCGGTTGAACCTGATGTAAACCATATATCAATAGTACCGCTCTAAGGAGCATTAATTGTAAGAACAGTAGTTTCACCGCAAATATATTTAGTGTTTGGAACGCCATTAATAGTTACTGTAGAAGTTGAATATTCTTCTACAAAATTAACCGCGCCCTAAACTCCAATCATATTTTGAATAGCAGTTTTTGCCGCTTGAGTATAAGTTCCTACTGTATTTGAAGAAGAAGCCATATCTACGCCCGCGGCTTTGGTCAATCCATAAAAAACAGCTTTCTCCTATCTTGATGGAGTTAAATAAGAGGTTGTAGAGGTTCCTTCTTTAATACCATTATCAGAAGCATTATTTACCCATAATTTATGATCGCTACCAATCGTTACAGAACCACTTGCCATAACAACACCAAGAGTTGATGTAGTGGCTACTGGAATATTTGCAATCCCGTCCGTAACAATAGTACTATTATTTATTCTAACATCATGTGGCATTAAATTACCATATCTATTTATAAAATAACCAGTAGCTTTTACGTTATTTGGAAAAGTTGCATTTTTTTCATAATCAAATGAATACAAATGGTCTGCCGCGGCATAATTAGTACCACGAGTCCACCAAGTTGGACCATAGGCTCTTATTTCATATACAGTCTAAGAGCCTGTATTTGCAAAGGCATCAGCGCCGGAATTATAAGCAGACATAAATATAACTCTATAATTCCAGAAATTACTGGTTTGAGATGAATTACCTCCAAAAGTATAAGTCCCACCAAACTAAATATAATCATTTCCAGACCAACCAGCAAATAGTGCATTGTTATTATTAAAACAATCTTCCCATGTATTAGGCTCTCCACCTTTTGCGCGCTATACACGGATATTTATTTTATCACCATTACTCCCTAGCCAAAAGTACATTTCACGAAGACTACTATATCGTTCTGTGGAAGAATAATAGGTAGAATTCCAATAGTTATATTTCTCAGTTTCTGATGTATTTTCTGGCACGTTATATTTTATTGCACTAAAGGTAACACGTATACCACATAATGTGCTTCTTTCATCATTAATCCGCGGCAATGATATGGATGGTCTTTGTTCTGAAAATAATTTAGCTTTATTTTCATCTGATATTTCAGCATCAACCCATGTGACACCGCCATCGGTAGTTTTTTCAATAATAATCTAATCCGAAGGTAAAAAAGCTAAACGATTCGCACGTAAGTCATTTATTTGCGGCATTATGGTAGGATCTTTTACTTCCACAAGATAACTTGGTCTTGAAATATAATTAGTTGTTAATGACATTTTATTCCAACTACCATTTATAACACCTAACACCATGTTATTATTAGAGGAAGTTACCGCCGGTAAAGGGTTATTCATAGTTGTCCATGCACCATTTACAACTCCTAATACCTTGCCATTATCACTCGCTGTTACAGAGGGGAGAGCGCTGCCGCCACTTATAATGCTTGAAACACTTACCCCATTCAATTCATTAGCAAATATATTCCACTTATAATCACTACTACCTAATGTATATGTATTATTAGTTTTGGGGAGAATATTCATTCCAAAATTTATATTAGACATTCTTCTCACCCCCTTTTATTTAATTAACCTTCTGGTTCTTCTTCAGGATTTTCTGGTTCTTCTGGCTGAGCTGGCTCTGGATCTACTAGCGCGCCAAGACTCTTTCTATCAATCATCTGTCCGTTAGCCTAAGTTAAAATAACAGTCTGTAACTGACGATCATCGCGCTTACAGAACGCGCCAAAAACTTCAGAGAAATCACCCATTGCACGCTTTAGCGCCTTATCGGTATCTCCATCATAATTATTACTATCAAAGTTCTTTGGATAGCCGCTTAATGTATTAAAAGTACCATTAGAATCAACAATCCAAGCCTCTACTCTAAAAATATTCCTTGCCATAATAATTACCTCCATCATCCTTTAACGTAATTTGTATTTGTATCAAATACGTTACTCAAATTAGTTTGTAAAACCCATGAGCCATTTACTTTTTTATATACCGCTGTCGCGGTGACCCATGAACCATTATTTTTAAAATACATAGTTGCAACAGAAGCACCAGCGCTTACAACAAGTGTATGGTCTGCTGTTACATTACTAATAGTATATGTATAAACTTCTCCACTTACTGTATATGTTACAGTAAAAGAAACACCATAAACATAAATATGTCTAACAGTACTTGATGCGCCATTATACATTGTTATGTATAATTTAGCATCAGCAATTTCACTTGCAGTCCAACTTCCTGCAGTTATAGTATCAGTTGTTTTAGCAACATCTGTCGCACTTGATACAATAGTATAAGAGGTTCCTTTCGCATTTGTTCCGCTATATAACTAACATGATGCAGTCATGCTAGAACTTGAACCATTTCTACTTACCTAATAACAAAATTCACAACTTACACTTGTAATGGTCGCGCTTGAAGGTAATGTTAATGGTCCTAAATCTAAATATAATTCTCCTGTTGTACGACCAGCTA